ATAAGAAAAACGGCGCGTCACGGTTGGCCGCGCGCGCCGATCATGGGTTAAGGATGGCCGCGACTAATACAGCAACTCAATGCTGAAATTTGCGTCCGAAGCGTCTCCGCCGTTCGCCTCACCCTTCGCAGTCGCGCGGATGTAGCGCTTAACCGTTGGGGGCAGTTTGACAACTCGAGTTGCGGCGACGTAGTTGACCGAAACACCCAGGTTCACCCAAGACGATAGCTCGGCGATGTTCGTAAAGTTGGCGTTGGATTCGTTGCTATCCTGGACGTGGATGTTGATGTTGAGGGTATTCGCCGACGTGCCGGCCCCGATCGACAGCTTCACATCCACAGCCTCGTTGATCGGGAACGGCGCGTTGCTGCCGAGGTCAATGACCGCGGTGTTGACCTGGTTGGCCGCGTTGGGCAGCGCCAGTTCTGCTTTTGTGAGTGCGTCTTGGATTGATCGAGACATATTGAAAATGGATGTCTGGTTTCGGTTGCTGGTTTAGGACTCGACAGCGTCGGTGTTCAGAATCGCGTCGGATGTGTAGATCGGAATCCCGAAAGAGCTTGTCGGCAGATCTGATACGGCCTCAATCGCGGGACTGGCCTTGGCTCCCGGCCCGCTGTTGATGACGACTGTTCGGGACGTTTGCAGCTCCGCGAGACTCCGCCGAGAGCAGAAGAATGCTGAAGGCGTGTAGCCAACCGGGAATTTTTCGAGCAGCAGGGCAATCTTGGCATCCGTGAGGGTGTCCCCGGTTTCAGTAGAAGCCCCGATATTGCAGATGCGCCCGACGCAATTCGCATTGCCGATTTGCATTCCGAGCCACGCAGTCATGTCAGCCACGCGGCCGGCGTATTTTCCGCTGACAGCATCCGTCAACTGTTGATCGCGGAACTCAGACAAATCGAACGTAGTCCCATTGCCCGCAATCAGTGTGACATCCTGAGTGCCGAAACGAACGGCATACAGCGAGGATTGGGCGAGCGAACCGCTTCCGCCAGATGCCAGGGTTGTGGCCCCACCGAACGGAGTTGAAGCCTTGATGCCAGCAAATCCTTTCGTGTCAGCGGTGATCCCGTACCAGATTTGGCTAGCGATCTCGACCATCGCTTGTCGCATGACTCCTTGCGCCTCGATCATTTCGAGAGCGGCAAGCCCCTCCTCGAACGCGACGGCTACGGCTTTGTCGCACTCGACCGCGGCCGATAGGATGAACGTTTCCACCAGCGATTTGGCGAAGGTGGACTTCGAGGCGGCAATACCTTCGTTGGCTGTGCGGAACGCAACGCTCGGGTTGGCTGTCCGCTTGACGGTGTAGTAGTTGAGCCCCTTGATCTGTCGGACCGGGAACACGCTCAGCTCCGGAACGTACTGGAGATTTTCCTCGATCAAGCCAACGACGCGGTCATTGCCATTCAGCTTGGCGATGTCGAGCAGGTTGAGATTTGCCATAGAGTGGTTGTGTCTGGGTGGTTGTGATTACTTCGCCTTGGATTCGTACCCGGCCTGGTGCGCGGCAATGGCCCTCTCCAGGCCTGTGAGATTGTTGGTTACGGAAGGCTTCGCCGGCGTCTCGTTCGGCCGTATGTTGACCGGGGGGATTCCCTGGCTGGCCGCGATCTCGATCGCTTTGTGCGCGGCGATCTTGTCCACCTCGGCCTTGGCCTTCTCGACCTCGGTCTTGGTCTCAGCCTTGGCGGCCTTCACGTCGCCCTCGAGCGCGACGATGCCCGCGATCTGGATCGGCTGGAAGACGCCGTAGTCGAGGTACGACTTGATGCGCGCGAGCGCCAGGACCATGCGCGCGTTGCCGCAGCAGAAGGCCAGGCGCCAGCCCGCCATGTTGTAGGACTTCGTCATCGAGAACAGCTCGACGCCCACGTCCTTGGCTCCGGGGACCTCGAGGAAGGACGGTGGCCGGTAGCCGTCGAAGGAGAGGTCGGCGTAGGCGAAGTCGTGGACGACCATGAGCCGGTGCTCGCGCGCGAACGCCACGACCCTCTCGAAGAACGCG